CTTTGTTTCAGTTGTTTTAGAGTCTTCGACTTGGATATTCTTCCAAGCCTCAGCGATTGCGTTAGTCAATTGCTGATTAGGCCACTGTATTCGCTTCACGTGCAAAACGCCAGCGGTCTTAAACAATTCTACCACGCAATCTATCTGAGCCTTTGAATATAGCCTACGACCCTTGTGGTCTTCTCCATTTACATTCTTCTTTGTAGGAAGTCTGTAAGGTGATGGCGGTAGGTATCCTGTTTTTATCCATTGACGGATAGTAATTACGGGACGTCCCAACGCTTGTGCGAGAGCGCCAATGGTGTAGAACTCCATGTCCTTGCCATTAGGCAGAGTCTTTTTGTAGGACTTTGATTCCCACGTGTCATCGACTTCTACCTCGGGAGCTTTTGGTTCCCTGCGCTTTCGTTTACTGCCTGGATAATAACTATCCAAGTCAGAAAACATTTTATCTATTTCATCTGTCATATTAAAGCAGCTTAAGTAGTATGTAAATCTGAAGGCACAAAACCATTATTGGTACAACAGTTCTTATAAGTTCCATTGTGTGGTTGTACTCGTCAAGTTTACGTTCTAACCTATTTCTAGTTGTTGACATTATTTCCCAACGATAAATGCATAGGTAACCTTTGAAGGAAACATAGTGTCAATGTCTTCTTCAGTAAGGTAGCCTTCATAAAAAGCAGCCATGATTGCAGCCTCATCAATTTGAGGAACCATCTTAACGCATTTATCTTTTAGACCTTTTTTAGTAAGAATGGTTTCTGCAAGGTCCATGTCTAAATTTTTAGAAACACGACGTTGCTTCATAATTTGAAGGTCGTCTTCTTCTGATGTATCTGTAGGAACGCTTAGTACAATATGACCGCGTTCATCTGTTGAACCAAACTCATCAATAGTTTTTGTAAGACGAGTTTTAAGTTCTGTCTGTCGCTTTGATAAAGTTTCTACTTCATCTTTTAAAGCAACGTACTGCTTGATATAAGCACGTACTGAGGTGACGTCCATGTAATCCCCTTTGGTTGTTGTTGTTTACATAGACAACCTAATACAGGGGTGGGATACCTGTCAACTTATCTTTTTACGAGCCTCCGCGGCTGTATAACTGCGGAACCCAGTCTTACGTGGGTTCATGCTGCCAGGCTTCTTGTATCCAGAACCCTTGGGCATTGTCTCCTGGCGCCACTTAAGAGCAGCGGCAACCTTATCGTGGTGTTTTCCCATTTAATTATCTTCTTTAATATAGTTTTCAAGGGCTTCGATAATAATGCTGGTCACTGTAACCTTCTCAGCTGCAGCTTTCTTTTGGACCGCTGTCCACAGCTGGTCTGATACGCGGATAGTACGCGTAGGGGTTTTAGGTGCGTTAGGCATCCTTATAGTTTATTTACTATATGGCTGTATGTACTGCTAAAGCTGGCAGACTAGGGGTCGAACCTAGAGTCTCCTGGTCCAGAGCCAGGCGTGTTGCCAGTTACACCATCTGCCAATAGTTTTACTTGCGGCTCCCACAGTATATCTTTACCACCATTCAGGTACCTAGCTAGGACAAACAGCAGGTCAGATAGCCTGTTGAGGTATTTAGCTATAAGAGGGTTGGTCTCCCTTTGGTTTACAGAATCCCAAACACAACGCTCTGCCCTACGAACTATTGTTCTAGATAGGTGTAGGTAGGAAGAAGCCTTGCTCCCTGAAGGTAGTACAAAAGATTCCAGTGGCTTTAACTGGTCGTTGTACAAATCTATATTAGTTTCAAGATAAGTAATGTGAGCGTCTGTAACCGACACTTTTGGCGAAGCAAGGTCGGCACCCAAATCAAACAAATCGTTCTGTATATTCTTTAACAAAGTGTAGACGTCTTCTTTATCTACATAACACATGGCAATACCAATAGATGAGTTTGCTTCATCGACTGTGCCTATAGCATTAAAGATTAAATCTTCTTTTGGATGACGGTCATTGCCTGCGAGCGCAGACGTGCCTGCATCACCAGTCTTTGTATATATCCTAGTTAATCTAACCACGAGCGGACGACGGGGCTCGAACCCGCGGCCTAGACCTTGGCAAGGTCTCGCGCTACCAACTGCGCCACGTCCGCAATACTGCTGTCTAGCCTGGGCTCGAACCAGGGACCTGGCGATTAACAGTCGCCTGCTCTGCCAGCTGAGCTACTAGACAATTGCTGCTTGTAAAAACTGTTTTAGACTTCCAACACTTAACGGCATATTACCGTTATCATCAAACCCTTCGCCATCAATTACAGCGCTAGCCACTGCACTTTTCTGTTGTAGAGCTTCGTGTTGTCTTTCCTCTATAGAACCAGAGATAATAATATCCTGAATTACTATTGTCGGCCAAGTTGATGACGCTCTTTGTATGCGGCCATTCCTTTGCGTTGCACTTCCCGAAGACCAAGGGAGGTCGTAATTGATAAGAAGATTAGCAGCAGGAAGGTCCACACCGTAACCCCCAGCGTCAGAACTAACCAGTACGCGTACGCTGGGATTATTATTGAAGTCAGTTTTGTTAAGTTCTTTAGTACGAGCATCTAATTTACCTGAGTACTTTCTGCACATGTCTTCGCCAAATGCTGCGACTATCTTATCAAGCATGTCAACATAGGTTGCAAAGACAACCACTTTGTTGTTGTCATCCTGTTCTAGGTGGTCTTTTACATACTGGATTAAGTAGTCTAGTTTTGGTGAAGAAACAATGCCATCTAGTGAACCGCTGTCCACAAGCTCTGCAATGTAAGCGGAGCCTTCTCCACCCATCTGTTTAAACTTAGCCGCACTTGTTTTTAATAACTCGGGGTGCGAGCAGAGCATTTTTAATGCGCCAATCTTAGACATAATTTTTCCACGCATCTCATCCTCAGGACCACCACGTCTAGACTCTAACCCGTAGTGAGCCATGATGTTAAAGTTGCTGCCAAATAAATCTTGAGCTTCGTCTAAATCTGATAAAAGATTTTCTACTATGCGTGTATATAACTTAGAGGTCTTTCTATCAAAAAATATTTTTGCTGGTTCTTTGTGAATAGTGTCGGGAAGATAGGGGGCAACGTCTGGGTCTTTCTGTGCTTTACGTACAGAAGCCTCTTTCATCTTCTCATGTAAAGTCTTTAAGTTGCGATAATACTGCGGTGCGCCCCAAGAGTTTCTTACAATAAAAGCAGCATCAAAGATGTCAAACCTACCAAGTACGTTGGCGTCAACGAACTGCATAATGCTGTACAGCTCTTCAGGCTTGCCATTTTCAATAGGGGTACCAGTGAGCGCGAACCTGTAGGGGGAGTTGACAAGTTTTTTAACTGCTCTGGAGCGTTTAGATTTAAAAGACTTGATTGCTGTGGCTTCGTCAAGGACGACAAATCCTCGCGGTAATTCTTTGACGTAGTCCCAGTCGTTAACAATCTGCTCGTAGTTAAGAATGATGTAATCAATACCTGTATTACGCCAGTCGATGGCTTCAGCGTACTGCTCTGCTCTTTGCTTCGGCGTTCCATCCACAACCAAAGAGTGTGAAGTTCCATTAGTAAATTTCTCAATCTGATTAGCCCATTGATATTTCAATGAGGATAAGCAAATTATAAGGCCTGGTTCTTTAATTTTGTTCTCATCCATAAGGCGCTCTATAGCGGCAATGGTTAGAACAGTTTTTCCCAACCCTAAGTCATAGGCGACAAGCATCCTGCCTCGTTGGCACATCCTGTCTACAGCCTCAGGTTGATAAGGCAGAAGGGTTCCTGTAAATGTCACAGAGGTATCTCGTTAACTCTATCTTTAGACCAATGGACATAAGACCTAATATAGACAAGAGCGTAGGCAAGAGCAGAGAAGATAAAACCGTACTGGTCAGTAGTTAGCGCGTAACCAATCCACAAGACTTCGTTAAAAAGAAGCACTAGCCAGCCCCAGATAGTTTTACGTCCAACAAAATAGATTCCTCCGACACCTATAACGGCAAGGACCCAGGACCCATACTCCATAATCATACGTATGCTCTCATGCGAACATTAACTAATGCCCGCAGGTCTTCAATGGTGCCTGCGTTATAAAAAATTTGGTCTACTTTGTAGTCTTCCATCTCAGACTCTGATACATGGTTATTGACTGGGCCGTATCCAGGTCTCTTTACCCTCCAAAGCTGGGAGTCTGGAAACATCTTTATAGCCTCTGCTTCATTTACAAAACGAACGTCTGTAATAACGACCTTGTCTCCTTCAGAAATTTTAGTTGGGCTAAGCGCCTGAGCTACCCAGAACAATTCTCCAAATTGATTACGAGCAGCAACTCCCACGTTCTGTAAAAGTCTACGAACAGACTGATTTTGTTTAGCGTTTTCCCAACCATCTCTATCAACAACAGTACGTAGAAGAGTGTCTTCGTTAGCGACGTGACCAATTACTGGGTTTACCTCATAGCAGAAATCACGTATAGGGTCAGCAAAAGCAACACGTTTAAATCCATATTGTTCTACAAGTATGTTTGCTAAAGTGTCTTTTCCTGATTGGGCGTAGCCAGTTAATCCAATAATCATGTTCCGTCCCAGTCTCCTATTTTTGTAGTTGGAATGCCGTATTCAGACCAAAGTCTAATGACATTTGGATTGTCGTCAACCGCATGTTGAACATCCCAGAAAAGTCTAATATGTTCTAGTATGTCTTTTTTGACCTCATAGTCAGGTCTGTAGTCTTTATTACCTCGCATGAACAAAGCTTGATGTGGGATGTTTGCCACATCTGCTAACCAGTACGAAGTGTGTGAACGCCACTCCTCTCGTCTAGCAGTTACTACAAGGATGTCTTTGTCTTTGGTAATAGCGGTCCAAACCATATCCACCACGTGTTCGTGGAAAGGAACGTGGATAGACTCTCTGTGAAACTTATCAAAATCTTTTTTAAAGTTATCGTTGTCGTCTTTGTTTACTATGTACTTTAATATTGAATCTACGTTAGCCAGTGTTCCATCTACGTCAACTATCCAAGCTGGTCTTTTCTTTATTCGACGTTTTCTTTTGACCAAATTTTCCACTCCTCTGCAAGCTCTGCAATATCAATTGATGGGTAGTGTCCCCATTCGTGCAGGTGCTCAATAAAATCTTCATCAGCTATTAATAGGGGAAGCATACTCTCCATGTAAAGCCTTCTTTCCGTTTACCATGTGTCTTGCATTCTCTAAACCATAGACTATCTCAGATTTGCTCATAGCACCAACGTCCTTCATGTCTGTTTGGTTGTAGTTAAAGAACCAAGCATCTACTCCATACTCCTGACATAAAATTAATAAGTTGACCGATGACTCTTTTCCCGCCTGGTCATTGTCCATAGCAAAAATAAGCCTATCAGCTCCACGCATAATGTTGAATTGTTGCATAGAGACTATGGCGCCGTAGGTGCTCACTCCACCTGATATACCCACTGATGCAAGCCTTACTACATCTAAAGGTGACTCAACCACAATCATGTCTCCGCCCTTGTATTGCTTGTATCCAAACAAAGCGTTGCTCTTTGGAACACCGACTGGTTGATTTCTAAAAAACCTAGAGGTGTGGCCCTTCTCTTGCCAACCAAGAAGCTTGTGGGTGTGTGGGTCTCTTATAACAGTAACCCAATTGCTATGGCGCTCACTCCAAAGAACTTCATACTCTTGCGCTGCTGGCAGTGTTAAGCCTCTTGCTTTAAGAGCATCAGCTGGCGGGTCGCCAAAAGCAGCCAGCATCGATTCGGTTATAAACGTTAACTCTTCAAAAACTTTCTTTGGTTTGATTGCTTTTTGTAAAGAAGCCGCAAGGTTAGTTGTCCCGTCATTAAGCCACTCTTTTGATTTTTCATAGTCCCATTTTTGAATATAGGAAACCAGGGACAACAGTCCGCCTTTGTAGTGGCATGAAAAACAGATATGTGCACCAGTGTCTGAGTTAATCCACCACGATGGGTTACGGTCCTCGTGACCTGTTCTTTCAACATGTGCAGGGCAATAGCTTTGGATTTCTGAACCTCTAGTGGATACGACTTCAAGTCCGAGCCTTTCTAAAGTATCTTCCATCTCTTCTAATGTCATAGGTCATCGCTTTCAAGCTCTCTAAACTGGCCCGTGTTCCAGTCCCACATAAGGGTAACTTCTCCACGTCCAGAGTTACGGCTGTCAAGAATCTTTAACACACGTGTGTCATCTACTGCTTCGTCTTCTCGTTGCAAACCAAAGATTACATCGGCGTCTTGGTGAAAAGAAGAAGAGTAACCAATTGAGTCAGCAGTTACTTGTCCCTTTTTCATCTTCCACTTCAAAGCCTGAGTCGAGATAACAATAGGCACTTTAAATCTTTGAGCCATACGTTTCAATGAACGGGTAATGTTAGTAATGGCTTGTGGAGTGTTTGCTTCTCCAGTCTGTTCATCAATCATCAAGTAAGTACCATCAATAAATACAACGTCTGGGTGTAAAACCTGTATTTTGCTTGAGATACCTGTTACTGTCATACCCGCAGCTGAGTCAACTAACCAAAACTTTTCTCGCATTTTTTCAATGCTGGCAAGCTTAGCTTTATAACGACCCTCTTCTTCTGGGGTTAATAAACCGTTGATAAGTCTAGAGTGAGATATACGTGCTCTCATAGCATCGTAACGAGTTAGTTGTTCATGGTTGCTCATCTCAAAAGATTGAAACATAACTCGTTTATCTTTCATGTGAACATTCTGAGCAATCTGCAAAGCAAGTGTTGACTTACCTGTTTTAGGTGGAGCAACAATAACAATTAACTGACCGTTTTGAAGCCCTCCTGTTGCTGAATCCATAGTATGGAACCCTGTTGCTACTCCAAGTAGTCCTGGGTTGTTCTTTCTGTATTCGTATTC